GGACTAATGTTATACTGCATAATCAAGTGAGGATACAATGAGTTCAAGTCAAAGGAAGCCATCCATTTATGAAGACCAATAATAGGATCTTTAACATAAGCACCTTCAAACTGAGAATCTTTACCAGAGTAAGACTTTGCTGGAACAACGATACCTTTTTTACGTAAGTGATTGTAGATAATCGTATCCCACATACGAACCTGCGAGTAAACATCTTCGAAATTAATCTTGGCATTATACGCCATGGTTAGATGCAACTCAATCAAACGCATCTTATCTTCGAGTTTGTCAACTAACTCTACGTCATGTATGTTGTAGTCAACGAATTCTTGCCAGTGATTAGTATAGAAATCTTTGAACGATTCGCCTGGATTTACTTTCTTCTTATCACCAAGTTCTTGTTCAGCGATATAGTCAAGGCGATAACTTTCTTGTTTAGAATATGTATATTTCTTATACAGTTCAAGATAATCTAGTTGAGCAATACCAACGATATCGTAGTGAATCTCTTCACTACCTTTGATGAAAGTCTTGCGCTCATTCACATAACCCCATGGGCTTAGTTTGTTGGATTCACCATCACCAAGTTCACGCTCAATCCTACGAATTAGATATGGCATGTCGAAGAAGTCAGTATTCCAACCAGTAATAACATCGGGATGACTCTTGGACCAAAACTCTAGGAATTGAGTAAGTAGTGCTTGCTCATCTTTACAATTAACATAGATTACATCTTCACGTGGATTGACATAAGTCTTACTGCCGAAAGTAATGATGCGTTTAGTTGATAGTTCTTTGACAGTGATTAACAGAATCTCTTCATTGGCAGATTTGATATCAGGGAAACCATTTTCTGTTGAGGTTTCAATGTCAATGGTGAACACTTTAATCTGTTCCATATCCCAATTAACATCATGCGAATAGTTGTCACTGATGTATTGATACGCATAGTTTGAGTTACCGTAAACATCAAACCCTTGAACACCCTCGTATCGTTTAATGAATTCTCTAGTGTCTTTAATAGATCCAGGATTCACTTCATCAACGAATGATCCCTCCAGTGTCTTCCACTTGGAGGGTTTCTTTGAAGTTACATAGAGAGTAGGAGAGAAGTCTAGTTTGCGTTGGTATCGCTTACCATTCTCAACACCACGAATGAAGATTCGATCTCCAATCGGATGCACCGAAGTATAAAATTCCATTAAGACTTTCCATACATTAACATCATAGCATCAAGAGCACAGTCATGAACAGGGTGGTGTTTAATAACTTGGGCTCTTTCAAATAGAGGATGGTTCACATCACAATAACCATTAGTTCCACCGCTCATTAAATCAACAGCAGTTCTAACGTCCCTCCACATATTATACCCTGTAATTGGTTGCATGTCAAGTTTTTTAGCAAGCGAATCAATTGCCATTTGGTCAAGCGATCCTCTTGCCCACATAGTCTGGCCATTTGCATTAATGAACTTGTTCATATAGTTATGCAATTCTTTAATTGCATCTTCTGCATACATATCAGTTGGCTGAGAATCAAACGATACGCTACGAGTATACTCATGTTGATTGGACCACCACTCAAGTGTTCCAACATCCACAGTTCGCCCAAGACGTTTCGCTTGATCTTTTGCATTCAACTTAACAAAGCAAGCATTATCCAGCAAGTCTTGATATGTTGGACGCTTCTCTGGATCGAATTGAATCAATGCAGCTGAAAGGATAACTGCGTTTGATTCAACACCCAAAGTTTCTACGTCAAATATAAACATTAATATTCCCTCTTTTCACCTTCTTTGGTAAACAGATTATTAATCTTTTGTTCATCTGTCCAATCCTTAAGATAATCATTTTCAATATCGCAAATATCAAGTGCTTCTGCCTCAGAAACAACACGATGGCTGAAAATAGTTTCGCCAAGATATGTCTGAGAAAATTCTTTGGCAGTTTCCATAGTGACATCATCAAGAGCATATTCAGGATGATCCTTTGGAGCCTGAACCATGTAACTTACTTTATGCTGCGCAATGCAGTCAACCTTTACCCATACTTTATCACTCATTAATAATCTCCTTAGTTAATGCCAGCGAATTCTTAAATGCTTTCTCAGCAACTCGTAATCCATATTGCATCTCACGTCTTTGTTGTTTTAACAACCGAATCTCTTGTAAGTTTGTTTGATAACTTGTAAACAAATCTTCAGTATCTTTCTTAAGTTTCTCAACCCAAGTAGTGACTTTAATAATAGTTACCCAAGAACCATCAGCAAGTTTAGTATGACCATCACGAATACGGAATTCGTCAGTCCACCTCTCGCTATTTTTATAACTCGGCATTGGTTCGAACAGAAATAATTCTTGCTGTTCTAATTTGTTTAGAAGTAGAGTAAAATCTGCGTCAACATTATCTTTACCATAAAACATTATTCATTCTCCTCATACTCGTACTCTTCTTCTTTGCCAGCCATTGCTGCATGGATATCGCAAAGAGTTGTATGCCAACCATCAGTATATGTTTTTCCTGGAGCACCACACTCTTCACAGGTACGATAACTCATAGACTCTGCAAAAGAAATATATTGATAATGTTTGTCAGTCGCAGCCTGAACATAGAAACGAAGTCCACCGAACTTTTCTTTTACTTGAACTGCAACTGGAACCTTTAATGTTTCTTCATCGAGTTTTGCTTTGGCATGATCAATGTCCTCTTGTGTTACGGTTTTTGTTCCATAAAGAATGCCACCAGCACCAACTTCCACAAGATGATCATAGCGACTCTTGGCTTGACGATAGTCAGAAGTCAATAGACCACAAAGAACATCGATGATGTTATACCATCCATCCCCACACTCAAGTCCCCAGCACATGGCTGTGGTGCGCATATCTGCATTACGATCTTTAAAGATCAGCGGATACCTAGCACAGAGTGCTTCGTCTAATTCTCTTTTCATAATTAACTCCAAGTCCTATGATCTTCAGCTACATGTTCAAGTCCATCGTATTCATGGATATGCCATTTGACATCATCTGGAATTTCTACGATAGCAATATCTGCTGCCCAAGAATTGGCTTGCTCTTTCATCTCTTCAATGACTGCGATCAAATCTGGATCTGCGCGATCCTGAGTCATTTCATAATCACTTAGGTAGTGGTCATCACTACCAGAGTAACCTGCCTCATAGTAAGATGCGCCAATGAATGAACGACCTTCTTCTGGTTCAACTTTATCGAACGCAATACCTTTACGGTCCAGTAACTTCTCGAATGCTTCATTCGAAATACCGAACCCACCAAAACAACGATTGATTGCTACTTTCATTTTATATCCTTTGAACTGTCTGCGATATCTTTATCATCACGAATTTCAACAAAGATTGGGAGGAACAAACTTTCCTCTCCCAACTTATTCTTTATACGACTATTATACTTGATTGCCACAATTTTGTCAAGTATTTCTTTCCCTAGATTCTTGCGATGCGCATCATTGAATCCAGAACCTACGTTTACCTTAATCTTACCATCAAAAGATTCGCAAACAATTGCGCCAAGCATACCTGCATATTTGCCAGTACCTTCTTCAATTGCAACGATCTTCAGGTCACACTCAAGTTCACCTTTGAATTTTATCTGATGTTTTGCACGCTTGTCTTCCCAAACACCATTACCATCTTTAAGAATGATACCTTCGTAACCTTCTGCAAGATATCCTTGGAAAATCTCTTTGGCTTCTTCTAGTGT